TTATGAAACAACACTGGATCGATTCCATATGTCCGTATAAATAGCCTTTTTGGCTGCTGCAATTGGTGATGAAAGGGGGATCAAATAGGTTGCTTTTTTATTACCGGCATCTTTGATCGAACCGCCCATTATCCAGGCTGAGTCGTCATCAACTAGGATGAGGCGGTCATGCAGCTCCTTGCTGGACCTGAGTTCGAATGAACTGTTGTACTGTAGACGATGTTTGCTAACGTAGGTCGCCACATCGGCAGCGTAGCGGTCTGCAAGGACGCGAACAGCAATACTAGAAGGAACCGATGATAGATAATCATTAAAGGCGGTGCCATCGAAATAGGGGTCAATTATTAAGAGTCCCTTCTTGGCACTATTTACGATGTTCTTCAGGTCGGTGAAGAAACGGTAAATATCTCCTGGCGCATAAGCACTTCCTATTTCACTTCGACCGTCCAGTTCTAGTTCCAACTTTAATTCCTCAATGGCGTCGAGAACCTGACCTTGAATCATATTTATCGCTGGTTTCCAATATTGGGCCAAAGTGGCATAGCTTGCTTTGAAGCTTGTTTGATGGCTGAGACCAAGGCGAGATAAGATAGCTCCGACGGTTGCTAACCATTGGCGCTGTGATGTGCTGACTTCGAAGATCGGTACGTCACCAAAGTTAGGTGCTTGTTCAAGGGCCTCACGCAGCTTGAGGAGTAAGATGTGTTTTTCAACCGGCCCGTCACCCTCAAGCTTTTTCATCATCCTCTGAAGTTCTGCTGACATTTTGCCTCCGATGCTATGAAATTTATTATGCGGTCGTTATGCTTCTGGACATGATTTAAGTTGGGTTATTAACGATGAGATGCTCCCAAGTGCCCATACAATATGCTGGGAACTATTGTGACCATTTGTAATATCATATCCAACGGCGGCACAGATATGGGTACAGGCATATAAGACCTTCTCTAGGGTGTAGCTATCGAAATCTTCTTCGACAGCATCAAACTCTGCTTGGATTGATCGCGTAGCGGCATACACAGCAGCTTTTTCGAACGCCGTGTTTGCCTGTTCGGCCAGTTTAGCTAGTTCCTTTAAACGGTTGGCCAATAACATTGGGTCATTCATGTAGGGTTCCTTTTGGGAGCTAAGTTTGGATAGCTCAGCGTACTCGAACGTTCGAGGTCTTCCTGTGACATATCTCTGTAAGATGCAATAAATTCCCCCGTTTCGCCATTCCTTCAAAATAGGGCATATCTGAATCTCTCAGGAATGCCCCATGTCCACCTCTTCCACCCTCAAACTCGCCCTGGAACTGGCGGCCAAGGTCACCGGCCGCGAGGACCTGGCCGCGCTGGCGGGGCAGGTGCAGGAACTGGGGCCCCTCTCGACCGAGACCGCCGTCGAGACCGAGCGCCTGGCGCAAACCCTGGAAACCCTGACTCAGCAGCAGGAGCTGATCGCTCAGTTCGAAGCCAGTGGCCGCGCCCTGACCCAGCTCGAACTGGCCATAGTGCTCTCCCGGGACCGCTTGGCCGAACTGCGCCGCGAGCAGCAGGGGGCGGCGGGTAGCGCTCGCCAGCTCACCGACCAGGAACGGCTGCTGGCCTCCGAGGTCAAGCAACTGGAGCGCCAATTGGTCGCCCAGGCGGCCAGCCATAGTCGCTTGCATGCCGGCCTCTCCCAAGCCGGGCTCGATACCCGCAACCTTGCCCAAGAACAAGCCAGGCTGCAGCGCGAACTGCGTGAGAGTGCGGCCCAAACCGAGCGGCTCGGGCGTTCATTGCAGCAGAGCAGTCAGCAGTCCAGCGGCTTTCACGGCAGCATCGGCAGCCTGACCGGTCGCTTGGTGGCCCTGGCCGGCACCTGGTTCGGGATCCAGACCCTCACCAACCAGCTGGTTGCCATGTTCAAGAGTGGCGATCAGGCCGAACGCCTTAGCGTCCAGCTCAAGGCAGTGATGGGCACCATTGAGGGGGGCAAACAGGCCTCTGCCTGGATCCAGGACTTCGCCAAGAACACCCCGCTGCAGCTCGACGAGGTGACCCAGGTCTTCGTGCGCCTGAAAGCCTTTGGTATTGACCCCATGAATGGCGCCATGCAGGGCATCGTCGATCAGGCCTACAAGCTCGGCGGCGGCTTCGAGGAGGTGCAGGGTATCTCCCTGGCGCTGGGCCAAGCCTGGGCCAAGCAGAAGCTGCAGGGGGAGGAGATCCTGCAACTGATCGAGCGTGGGGTGCCGGTGTGGCAACTGCTGGAGCAGGTCACCGGCAAGAATACCGCCGAACTGCAGAAGCTCTCGGAAGCGGGAAAACTCGGCCGGGACACCATCCAGGCCCTGATGAACGAGATCGCCGCCCAGTCGAGCAGGGCAGCGGCCAACAACATGAGCCTGCTCTCGGGGCTTATCTCCAACGCCCAGGACAACCTGGCCAAGTTCTACCGCATGGTGGCGGAGAACGGGGCGCTGACCTGGCTCAAGAACCAGCTGGCCAGCCTCAACCGTGAGTTCGACCAGATGGCCCAGGATGGCCGTCTGCAGGCGTGGGCCCAGCGGCTCTCCGATGGCATCGTTGGGCTTGGGGAGTCCATCAAGGCCTTCATCCAGACCGTCTATGCCTGGCGCGATGCCCTGCTGGTGATGGCCCAGGCCTGGTATGGCCTGAAAATCGCGGGCTGGATTGCCGATCTGCGCGGCCTCTATGGTCAGTTCATCGCCCTGCCGGCGGCGACGGCCACGGCGGCGGGTGGCATGACCACGGCAGGGACGGCGGCGGCCGCCGCCTCTATCGGGATGCAAGCCCTTGGGATGGCGATCAAGGGGTTGCTGGCCGCCGTCACTGTCGAGTCGATATTCCAGGTCATCCGCCTGGCCACCGCCCTCAAGGAGTGGATGCAGGCCGAGCTGGCGCTGCGAGAATCCCAGGCGTTGCGTGCGCAGACTCAGGCCCAGCTCAATGGCCAACTGGCTGCCCTCTCTGCCGAGCTGGGGGTGGCCATCACCAGCGTGGCGGATCTCGACCGTCTGGTCGCCGAGGGCAAGATCCATTACGACGAGGCGACAGGCAGTTGGCGAGCGGGGGCCGCCGCCATCCAGGCGCTCGGTACCGAGGCCAAGCAGACCCGCGACTACTTAGATGAGATCAATGCCGTCGCCAGGAAAACGGCGGCAGAGCTCCCCGCCACGCTGGGCAAGGCAGCCGAGACCCTGGGGCTGGACTTCGAGCGGGCCAATGGCCGTATCGGTGAGAGCTTCAAGGAGACCCTCAGCGCCCTGGATACCCTGGTGCAGCACAGCGGCTCCAGTTCGGCGGCCTGTGAGGAGTACCTGGCGGCGGCGTTCAACCAGGCGAAGAACAAGGCCGAGATCGACGCGGTGATCGAGCGCATGCAGGCAATGGCCAAGCAGGGTCAGCTCACCGGGGATGGCATCACCCGCTCCATGGCCGTGGCCGCTGCTGCTATGGACAAGGTGAAGGGGGGCAGCGGTGATGCCAAGACCGCTGTGGCGGCGATCGGCGATGGCTTCGATACGGCGGCCGCCAAGGCCAAGAGTGCCACCGATGCCATGCGCTCCAGCCTTCGCGGCGTACAGGATGAGGCGGAGCAGACCGGCAACGCCGTGGCGTCGGCAGGAGGCGGGGGCGGTGCGGGCGGTGGCCGGGGGGAGGTGACCCGCAGCGTGGGCGCCGGCTCCTTCTTCTACAAGACCGTGGACATCAACAACCTGCGCGGCAATGCCGATGCCCTGGCCAACACCCTCGCGGGCGTGGAAGAGGAGCTGGCCCGCTACAGCCAGAAGGTCAAAGACATTCCGGCCTACAGCGAGTGGAGCAAGTATTACGGCGAGAAGTTCCAGAAGGAGATGGAGGCCATGCGAACCAAGCTCCAGCAGGAACTGAGCAAGGCCCAGGCGAAAGAGACCCAGCAGGCGCAAGCCCCCACCTCGACCCCCAGCCAAGTCGGGCCATCAAGCCTGCCCCAAACCTCGTTCAATCCGGGGCAACCCCAGCGGATCATCATCGAGCTGCGTGCATCGAACGGTGCCAAGGCCGAGGTGCAGGCCGACGAGGCCAATGCCGCCGCCCTTATTCATCTCCTTAAACAGCAGGGACTGCGCTCATGAACGTCACCTTAAACGGGCTGCACCTGCCCGATGACCTCATCTGGCGAGACGAGTTCGACTGGGCCCCCGTCGAGCAAGTGGTCACGCCGACGCTCTCTGGCGCTCTCCTGGTCGAGGAAACGGCCAAACCGGAGGGGCGCCCCATCACCCTGGTGGGTCATTGCCCCCGTGCCACCGTGCTCGCACTCAAGGCGCTGGAGACCCAGGTGGCCCAGCTGATGACCCTGACCCTGCTGGATGGGCAGCAGCGGGAGGTGTTCTGGCGCAGGCCCGGTGTGGTAGCCACGCCACTGATCGAGATGGCCGACCCCGAGGCGGGTGAGCCCTATGCCTTGACCCTTAACTTCACCGAGGTGATCCGATGAGCATTCTTTCCGGCGACATCAAGCTGCTGGCCAGCCAGCGGCTGACGGATACCCCCGATGGTGGCGGCCGGGTGACCGGCCACGAGATCGTCAGCGGCGAGCACAACAGCCTGTTCCCCGACATCAGCGATCTCGACCGTGCCTATGGGGTGGTCAACCTGCGCAAGGCCTTCTTGACGGTGCAGACCGACAACACCGACACCTATTACGGCGCCAACACCACGGTGCTGCTGCCGCCGAGCGACCCGAACGTGGGGCTGTGCCTGATGAGCACCGAGGACCACCACGATACCCGCGCCGCCGCCCGTGACGTGCTGGAGCGCTACCTGGCCCGTGGGCCCAAGTGGCGCGGCTTCCTGTACGACACCCAGTTGGAAGGGCAGCGGGCGATCCGCTTCTTCCAGCGGGTCGAGGTGCGCCTGCCGGAGGTGGGGGAGACCCTGGTGCTGGTCGGCAACGAGGGCAAGGCCGGCGAGTTCGAGCAGTATGTGCGGGTGCTGGAGGTGACCCAGCAACTGGCCAAGTTCCAGATCCCCGGGGTGCCCGAGTTCACCCGCAACGTGGTGACCTGCAAGCTGGCGGATCCGCTGCGCTACACCTTCGAGGGGGAGCAGCCGACCCCCTATGACGTGGTGACCAACCTCAAGACCGCCCTGCGCGAGACCGTGGTGGCCGATGCGGCCAACTACTTCGCCACCACCAAGCTCGCGGAAAATGCGGCGTTCGGGGCCATGCAGGTGAAGGCCAAGACCATCTTCACCCAGCTGGTGCCGGCGGCCAGGAGCGAGACCCCGGCGGTGGATCTGACCGCCGCCGGCGAGCTGGCCAGCCTGGTGGATTCCGGCAAGGCCCTGGTCACCTTCTCGACCGTGGCCAGCATCGCCCCGAGCCGGGGCCTGTTCCTCGGCACCGGCGTCAAGCCGGGGACGCTCAGCATCACCATCGGCGCGGCCACCATCACCGACAAGGGGGGCGAGCTGGTTGTCGCCGGGTCTGTGGTGGGGGCCATCGACTATGGCCGGGGCCAGCTGGAGTTCAACGCCCAGTGCCCGAACTACGGCACCGCGAGCAAGAGCGTCAGTTTTTGGCCGGCGGCCCGCCCGTCGCGTATCGCCGACACGGCCCAGATCGAGATCAAGGCCAACAACCGGGGCTATGCCTACACCATCACCCTGCAGCCGACCCCGGCGCCGGGCACCCTGACGGTGTCGTTCATGGCGCAAGGCAAATGGTACGACTTGAAGGACAACGGCCGGGGCGAGCTGTTCGGGGCAGACAGGTCCTACGGGTCCGGTGTGGTCAATCTGGCCACCGGCTCGGTCATGCTGACCCTGGGGGCGCTGCCGGACGTGGACACGGCGATCCTGTTCAGCTGGGCCACCCCGGTCAACTACACCAACCGCAGCGGCCAGGCCATCAGCATCAGCAAGAGCGCCTGGCAGCTGCCCCACACCGGCATCACCCCCAAGAGCCTGATCCTGACCTGGGGCGCGGGCCTGACTGCCAACGATGCGGTGGGGGATGGGCGGATCCGGGGCGACATCACCGGCACCATCGACTACGCCGAGGGCATCATCGACCTGGAGCACATCACCCTGCCGGCACTGGGTCAGGAGTACGTGGCCCAGTACCAGTACGGCGAGCCGGTGACCGAGCGCCACATCGAGCCGGGGCGCCTCAGCACCCCCGGCCAGGTGGGGCACCTCTCCATCACCCTGGACGGGGATGGGGGCGGCGTCCACAACCTCACCCCGGGGTCGGTGCGGGTGAAGTTCAACGCGCTGTACGCCATCGTGGCAGCGTCAGAGCGGATCCTCTCCATCGAGAAGAAGGACCCCATCATCACCCTCACCGATGACGGCCAGGGCAATCTGAAAGATGCCAGCGGCAACGTGCTGGGGGCCATCGACTACAACGCCGCCACCCTGCATTTCATGCCGGACGGCACCGCCCTGCTGCCAGAACCCACCTACGCCTGGGTGCCGGCGGGCAGTCACCAGGACCCGGTGACGGGCACCTGGTACACCGACATGCGCTGGACCCTGACCGGCTTCCAGTACATCAACACCGCTTACACCTTCCCCGATGGCGAGGGGGGCTGGGTCGATGTGACCTACCGCAATAACAACAGCGCCCTGGCGCAAAATGCGACCCTGACCGCCCAGGCGCTGCGGATCGACGTGACCCCGGGCTATGCCGAGGCGATCCTGGAGGGATCGATGCGCTTCACCCTGGGCGGGTCCACCTACGTGGACCGGCAAGGGCTGCTCTACCGCGACCCGGATCCGGCGACCGGCGCCGGCATCCAGGCGGGCACCATCGACTACAGCAACGGGCTGGCGGTGCTGGCCGACTGGGCGGCGGGGCAGGGGGCCCAGCCGTCGCTGCAGTCCCTGGCCACCTCGTTCAATGTCCAGTCGGTGGACATGGTGACCTTCCGCACCCCCGGGGCCCCGGTGGCCCCGGGCAGCCTCTACCTCAGTGCCAACACCGCCACCGGCCGGCGCATCGAGGCGACGGCGGATGGGGACGGCTATTTCACCACCGCCGACATGGATGGTCGGGTGAACTACCAGACAGGGGTGGCGACGGTGCGCTTTGGCCGTCAGGTCACGGCCGCCGGCAACGAGGCCGAGCCCTGGTATGACGCCGAACTGGTGGGGGAGGACGGCAAGATCTGGCGGCCGCTTAGCGTGGTGGCCGATACCATCCGGTTCAACTGCGTGGTGTTCAGCTACCTGCCGCTCAATGCCGATGTCATCGGGCTGGATCCGGTGCGGCTGCCGTCAGACGGGCGGGTGCCTTTCATCCGCAAGGGCTACATCGTGGTGATCCACAGTACCCAGAAGGCGGCCTTCCCGCTGGGGGTGTCGGCGGGGCAACAGCTGAATGCCAATCGGGTGCGGCTGGCCCATGCCCATGTGGAGGACAAGGATGGCAAACAGCTGGCCACGTCGCTCTACAGCGTCAACCTTGACAGCGGCGTGGTGACGCTTGCCAGCCCGCTGAACCTGACCGGTTACGCCGAACCCCTCTACGTGGTGCATCGCATCGAGGACATGAGCCTGGTCACTGACGTGGAGATCTCGGGCAGGATCAGGCTGGCCAGGCCCCTGTCCCACGACTACGACGCCGCCGACACCCTGGTGTCGAGTGCGCTCATCATCGGCGACTTGTGGGCGCGCTATACCGGCCTGTTCGATCAGAAAAGCTGGACCAATGTCTGGTCTGATTACCTCATCGGCGACCAGTCCACGGCGCAGTACAACGACACCGACTACCCGATCCTGGTCACCAACCGCGCCACCCTGCAGGAGCGCTGGGCCATCATCTTCAACTCCAGCACCACCTTTGTGCTGGTCGGGGAGCATGTGGGCCAGATCGCGGTGGGGGACGTGAACACCGACCTGGCGCCCATCAACCCCAACAACGGCCAGCCCTATTTCCTGCTGGATCACCGGGGCTGGGGGGCGGGTTGGTCGAGCGGCAACGTGCTGCGCTTCACCACCCAGGCGGCGGCTTATCCGCTCTGGGTGATCCGCACCATCCTGCAGTCGGTGGCGGCGCAAGAGACCGACAAGTTCGAGCTGCAGCTGCGGGGCAACGTCAACCGCTGACAGGTAGCAGTGCAGGAAAGTTACGGCGCCGAGGGCCTGCACCCCGCCGACGCGCCAGCCACTTAACCGGGTGGGGCAATCTGCCCCACCCCGATTGATCCAACTGGAGAACACCATGGCTACTTTTCCCGTGAAATGGTTTGCCAGCAACATGCAGGGGGCGCCCGCCATAACGGACAGCACGGCGGGCGGATTGGCCGCGCTGCTCAAGGCGGTGCTGGTGACCGGGTTCGGCACCCTCACCGTCAACAGCCTGGTATGGGATGCCACCGAGAACGCCGCCAAGGCGACCATCAGCGCGGGTCATGCCTACAAGCAGGACTCGGTGATCGAGGTGGGCGGGGCCAGCCCTGCTGCTTACAACGGCGAGCACCGAGTCAAGAAGGTGAGCACCACCGAAGTGTGGTTCGAGCTGGACGGGGGCAACCCGGGGAGTGCCGGCAGCGGCACCATGTCGATGAAGGTGGCCTCGCTCGGCTGGACCCTGACCCACGAGAGCGCAGACGGCATGGTGGCCATCTACCGCCCGACCGATGTATCGGCATCTGGGAACGTCAGTCTGCGTATCGACAACACCGCCTTTACCGGCTGGACGGGCACCGCCCAGTGGCTCGCCAAGGTGCAGCTGGTCGAGGATGTGGTGGACATCAACACCTACACCCTGATCTACGACCACCGCTGGCCCGCGACCCAGAACTTGTCCGACAAACGCTGGGATCTGATCGGCGATAGCCAGTTGTTCTACTGGCTGCCCGCCTATGGCACCCACAATTTTCAGGCGCTCTATCTGTTTGGTTACCTCAAATCGGTGCGCCCGGGTGACCGTTACCACGCCATTCTGGCGACCTACCCCCAAGCGGATGCCAGCAATACGAGCCGCCGCTGGGATAGCTCGTCGTCGTACTTGAACAACCTGTTGACCTTCGATGACTCCAACCACCGCGCCATGGCTCGGCCATACAGCCAGTTGTTTGGCGTCACGAACTGGTTGATCAAGGGGCTGTTCACCCGGTTCGGCTACGGCCTGCCCGTTCCTAACGGGCCGGATAACGGCATGTATTTCACCTCTGGGCCGTTCATGGTGCTGGAGGCTAATAGCCACCTGCGGGGGTATATCCCGGGCCTTATCCAGCCGTTTGGCACCGTTTCCGCCTGGAGTCGGAAGAACTTCGCCAACATGCCGGCCTTCCCCAACAAAATAGTGCGGTTTATACAGGCCGCCTATACCGAGAACTATAACCAGACACCCGTCTTGATTGGCTTCGATCTGACTGGGCCGTGGAGGTAAGTCATGGCGAGCGATCAGGCACTGCGGGATCTGATACTGGCCAGCAACCCCATTGGTTACTGGCCGCTGGACAACATCGCCAATCTTGGGCTGGACGCCACGGCGAACGGCAATAACGGCACTCAATCCGGGTCATTCAGTCAGACGGTCAAGACGCTGTTCGGGATGGACATCACCATGACGCAAGGCGGTGCATCCGCCCTGGTCGTGATCCCGGACCGGGCCGAGTTTCGGGGCAACAAGATCAGCATCGAAATGATAGTGGCCGGGGTGACCGATACCAACCTGGTGGCGTTCGAGCGGGGCGGCAGCAACCGTAACTGGTCGGTGCAATCTATTTCATCGGCCCAGGTTCCGGGGCAGCAGGGCGAGATCTCGACGTTCTTGGGCACACCGTCTACCCCCAACATTTTCTACGGTGGGGCATCCTTGCTGCCTGCCGTCGCGCATATCGTGCTGATGATCGACGGGACCACGCTAAAGACCGCAACCAATGGTTCGATTAATGCTGTCTCGCTGGCGACCGGCTCAGGGACTCAGTTAGATCAAGGCGCGATCCCGTTACACCTGTTTTCCCGTGGCGGGAGCTTTGGGATTAATTTCCCCATTGCCCATGTCGCCATCTACAACCGGATTTTGACCGATGCCGAGATCCTGGCCCGCAACCAATTGCTGCTTGGTGCCATGCCGTGGTTGGCAGTGCCTATTCAGCCCCTGCCAGCCAATCAGGAGCCGCGCAGCGTATTCCAGCCGCAGGACGTGGCGTGGCGGGGTAGCCCAGTGGCCATGTATGGGGGGCCCACGCCAGTCATCCAGATAGACCCAGACCTCCTCTGTCAGGGGCTCGATCAGTTCTGGCTGCGTGATGGGGTCCAGAACGTGCTGCAGGGCTATATCGAGAGCACGGTCACCATCGACGGGGAGGGGGTCGCCCGCCGGGTGCTCTGCTTCGACCAGGCGGGCAACCTGGTCGGCGAGACCATGAGCCGGGCCAGCGATGGCAAATACAGGTTCGATCTCTTGTGGCTCAACCGCCGCTATATGCTGGTCGCCCAGGACGATCCGGCGTTCGGCCCCGCCGACTACAACGCCGTGGCGGCCGACTTCCAGCTCCCCACCCCCTACGCCCCCGGTGAGGGGGTCGGCCTGGCCTGATAGGGCCGTACCAGGAGGTACTATGTTCACGTATGCAGATGCCCTGCGCACCAGCCGCGCCCAGCTGCTGGCCAGCGCCATCGACCAGGGCAGCGCGGGGCCCGCGACCCTCAAGATCTACACCGGCACCCGCCCCGCCCCGGGGGCGGCCGTCACCAGCCAGGTGCTCTTGGTGACGCTGCAGTTCACCCACCCTTGCGCCCAGAGCGTGACGGGCGGGGTGCTGACGCTCAAGCCCCTGGCCGAGCAGATGGTCACCGCCAGCGGGGTCCAGTCCTGGGGGCGCATCGCCAACCGGGACGGGGGCTTTGTGGCGGATCTCGACGTGGGGCCACCGGAGAGCGGCGCCGACATCGAAATCCCCGCCAGTGAGCTGTTCACCGGCGCCATGGTGCGCATCAACGACGCCATCTTTACCGAACCCTAACCGCTCCCCGTGAGCCACGAGGTCAGCATGGCCAGAACCGACGCCCGGCTGGAGTTGCAGAAGGCCCGCAAGGCCAACGCCACCCTGGAGCTGAACCCGCTCCAGGTGCAGCGCTATGCGGCCGTGCTGCGGGGGACCAGCCTGCCGCCCAGCCTGACCTGCTCCCCGGGCCTGGTGCTGCCGAGCGCACTGCAGGGGGCGGGGCCCGCGACCCAGGCCAGCCTGGCGGTGATACCGGTTTACCCGGCTGCCCTGCTGGCCACGGCGCCGCAGCCGGCGGTCGAGTTCGGTGCCGCCGTGGTCATCGAGGCGACCCTGGCCAGCACGGCTCGCCCCCTGCTGCCTGCCATCGAGGCCGGCCACGACATCAACGTGTTCAGGGGCCCCAGCCACACCAGCACCGATCATTTCGAGCGGGCCGCGCTGGTGACCCGGGCAGTGCAAAGCGACTGGCAGCAGCCAGCCCTCGTTCCCGCCCCCTGTCAGAGTCATTGGCAGGAGGCCCGCCCCCTGCAGAGCGAGTGGACCGGCCTGGCCGAACAGCTGCCCCGGGAGGATGGCACCGTGCGGGTGCCGTTCGACGAGGGGCAGGCCCTCGGCGCAAGCAATGGCCATGGGTTCGACAGCCTGCCCCCCGGCCATGCCGTGACCCGCTCGCTCTGGGTCGAGGGGGCGCCGGTGGGCCGCTGGCAGGTGAGCGGGTTTCGCAACCCCCCGCGCCAGGACAAGGAGTGGCAAGCCGACAGATGGCAGGAGGCCACCCCGATCGGTTTCACCCTGGGCGGCCAGCGCTGGCAGTTCGGCCTGCAGCTGCACAAGGGCTGGCTGTCGCGCTGGGAGGAGGCGATGCAGCCCCCCTGGGGGACCAGCCCGCCCCCCAAGCCGCCCATCAAGCCGGAGCGGCCGGACAAGCGCACCAAGGCACTGGTATTTGGCCGGCACCGAGGGAATGCCTCCCTGGAGTTCGTCTGGTTCGGACAGGCTCAGATTGTTATCCCAACCCGGAGGGTTTATCTGGTGAGCAACACAGCAAGCATTGTGCGGGTGAGGGATGGGGTCGATATTCCAACCACCTCGCTGAGCATCGAACTCGATACCGACTCCTGGGCCTGGCAGTTCACGGCCCAGATCCCGCGCATCGCGGCGGCGGCCATGACGGACGAGGAGGAGGTCAGCATCCACGTCAACGGCCAGCAGTGGGACTGCGTATGCGACGGCTGGCAGTCGAGCGAGAGCTTTGGCCGGCAGTCGGCGACCCTGACCGGTCGCTCTCGCACCGCTTATCTGTCGCCGACCCATGTACTGGCGCAAGCGGTGAGCGAGAGCGCCTTGGCCACCATGGCCCAGCTGGCGGAGGCGTTGTTGCCGTTTGGCTGGACCCTGGATTGGCAGGCACCGGACTGGCTGGTACCGGCAGGCTTTTTCAGCCTGGACAACCAGACCCCCATCGAGGCGATCAAGTACCTGGCCGAGGCGGCAGGTGGGTTCGTGCTGCCGCACCAGCGCGATCGGCACCTGGTCATCAAGCCGCGTTATCCGACCGTACCCTGGCAGCTCGACGGGGCGCTGGCAGACGTGGCCATCCCCCGCGCCATCGTCACGACCCTGGGCAGCGACTTCCAGCCGGGGCAGGCGGCGAACGGGGTCTGGGTCAGTGGTGGTCATCAGGGCATCAGCGCCCGGGTGCTGCGCCAAGGCACGGCAGGGGAGAAACAGGCACCGACCATCACCCACCCGCTGGTGTGCGATGTGGTGGCGGCCCGTGCCCAGGGGGTGGTGGCCCTGGCCAAGACCATGCCGAAGCGCCTGCAGGCCATCGAGCTGCCGCTATCGAACGACACCGGACTCATCTTGCCGGGGGCGTTACTCGCGGTGGATGGCTGGAAGGGTTTTAACCGGAGCGTGCGGGTCTCTGCAGAGCTGCAGGACAGGGCTATGAAGGTACGCCAACAACTGAGCGTGGAGCGATTTGTATGAACCTGTTCAAACAGTTCCTGGAGCTGGTACCCGGTGCCGACCCTTTGCTGGTTGGTACCGTGACCGCTGTCGGTGCCACGACGACGCTGCAAACGATGGGGGGCGGTGTGGTGGTGGTGCGAGGGGGAGGGGTGGCCATCGGCCAGAAGGCGTTCTACCAGAGTGGTGCTATCATAGGGCCCGCTCCTGATTTACCAACCTATGAAATCGAGGTTTAA